TGAGTCCCACGCCAGTCAAGCGCACCATTTCAACGAAGAAGTCGGTGACATTGCGAGCCTCGTCAATGCCTCGTAGAAGGACGGTGTCAAGCAAACAGTAGTCCACGAACTCTTCCCAATACTCATACCACCCGTTGTGAACGGTCATGCCTTCAATTTCTTCGGTCAACTTTGAGCCGAGGCCAAGCGTTTCTGCGATAGTATTCAACTTGAGGTTGGGTAGTTGACCGCCACCGCTGTCCTTCCAAACGCGTTCAAAACCCGTGCCACTCCCTTCGGGTGCCGCGGTATCAAATTGCCAGCGTCCCGCGATGGGTTGGTCATCGTATCGGTAGCGTTGTCCTTTCTTGGGCCTGCGGATGACACCGAGCGGACTCAACTTGGAAGAGCCGACACCCACGCCGTAGATGTGGTCAAGGCGTTCAATCATGTGAGGGATGTCAAAGAAGGTCCCCGCGTGAGCAATCATCATGTCGGGGTTGCGTTTTTTGAGAAAGCGAATGAAAGCACTATACATGGATTCCTCGCTATGAAACAAGCGAAGAATGTATTCTTCATCGCGCACCTTCCTTGGAATTGAATTGACAGCATCGTCTTCGTCATACGGACAATTGGTTCGCTCATCATACCAAGCAAACACAACGGGGGTGACAAGGTCGGAGTCAATGACGGCGATGACGGTTGTGAAATTGTCATCACCGGTGTTGCACTCAATATCATACCACCACTTGCGCGGCTTCCACTTCGGCATTGTCGGGAAGTGGTCAATGAGATACTGGTCTACAACATCAACATCTGCCTCGTAGGTGCGGGAGAACATGTTGCGCATACCGTAGAGGTCCCACGGATTGTTCGCGTAGACTTTCCAAAGAGGCGTTTTGTCAATCGCTTCGTAGGTCTCATCGTAGTCAATTGAAGAGCCGGGATACGCGCGGAGCATATCGTGAATTCGTGACTCGGCTGTGCCGACAGGGATGAACATGTAGGGTCGCCAATTGAACGACTTCTGCTGAATGAGCATGCCGTTTTGTCGGTATCGGTAGTAGAGTGTGGGTGGTGCGTCGTCATGATAGATGGCGTCAACAATCATTCATCCAACTCCTTCGGCCATGTAACCATGTCGTGACATTCTTTGCACAACTTGTGCAGGTCGTCAGCGGAGTCGCAGTCTTCGCCGTTGCACATCAAACATTCTTCGGTCATTGCTCCACCTCGTATCGCTTACCAAGGATGATGTAGAAGCCCTTCTCCAATGTTTCATGACATTCACATCGTGACCAATTTCCCGAATAAGGAAAGAACCATTGCGAGCAATAAGATTTGTCTTCGCGTAAACAAAGTCCATTCTCGGCAGTAATTGTCATTGGTCCACCCCCTCTTGATGCTTGAGGATGAGAAGCGCGTCGGTCTCGTTGTTGGAAAACACGAGCGCGCTTTTGTCCCCCATGTGGAGCGCGGTTGGACCAGCAGGCATGAGGTTCAACAACTTCGGAATGTGAGGTCCAAAGACCGTTTCACAATCCGTGCCGTCGGGCGTGTCAACAAAGACTTCACGGCTCATCCGTGCGCCTCGTCTTGAACCAGCGGTGATGGTCATCTCATCGTCCTTCAAGTGAATGCGGACGGGAGCGTCTTTGCCTGCCACCTTCGTCATGGAGTCCAAACCTCGCGCGTCGTCCATCTCAAATGTTCCGTGGACTTGCAATTCCGCGCGACCCAATTTTGTCCACATGTTCTTCTTGGCTTCTTCAATCGCAACATCGGCTCGGTCAACGGTCTGCGCTGACATGATGTAGTCGGAGGTCGGGGTGCTGAATTGGTTGTCGCCGCACTTCAAGGAAAGCATGTTGCCAATCTGCCGGATGTGGACTTGGTCATCATCGCACACTTTGAGAAACGCGCCGACTTTGTGAACATCGGGGATGTGGATTTTGCCCAGCGTGTAGGCAGAATTGGACATCACCGCATTGTGGTCAACCGGGATGGACCGTCGGTAGTAGTGCGTTGGCGTATCCACCGAACCCGTCATCCTCATGTTGTGAACCTCACATCGGAGGTCGTTGACACCAACGCCGAATCCTGCGATGAAACCGTGGAGAACCTTCTTGTCAAAAATGCCTTGTGTCATCGGACCACCTCTTCGCCTGTCTTGGCAAAATGAATCGCGCGACACTTCTTGCAAAGTGCGAGAGGTTTGTCATCGCCGACGCATTCGTATTGGGGGCTTGCCCCACAAACGCGAGGGCGTGTTGTGCCTTTGATGTGTATCGTGTCAGTCATCTTTTTCACCTTCGGAAATGTATCGCAAACATGGACAGTCGTGCAGGAAAACCACCTCTTCACCTTCATGGAGCAGGCGTTCTTGAAGGACGCCGACGCCGCAACATTGCGTGCATTTGGGGTCGGGCTTCCTTTCCCACTTGTAGAAAATGCAGTCGCAAGGATGGTTGTAGAATTCAACATCAACGCATTCACCTTCATGATTGCGCAACGGTCTTTCCATCGTGATTTCACCCGACCCGGCACAGACCGGACAGGTTGGGTTGGCTTCGTATCGGGGCGCGTCTTCCTCGCTCACAGCCTCACCTTTGTTGTGGGCTGGCTTGCCTGTTCGCTTCCACTCGGCCATCACATGTCACCTTCTCGGATTTCGGGGAGTCCAAACCATTGCAGGGATTCATCCTTCTTCGTCACCATGATGGTGCGTCGCTGGTCAAGGAGGTCCGCGTTGGTCTTGCACTTGACGAACTCAACTTCGTAGCGCGTCTCTCCGGTTTGAGAGCCGTCTTCACCGCGCACTTTCTTCTTGTGGAAGTAGAGAATTTGGTTGAGGTAGTTCGCCGTGTGCTTTTCCCACGAAGGCTTCTTGCCGATGACGGAACCCGTCTTGTCCTGCAAGTCCTTGAAGTGCGTCTCAAAGTAGACAGCAACGCCAAGGGACATCAGCGTGCGAGCAATGGTGGTGAGTTGATGAAAGCGCGTCGTGCGAATCTGCCAGTTGAAGCGAAGGCCGACTTGCTCGTGAGGTTTGACCTTGGCACCGATACCGTCGGGTGCCGTTCCCAAGTCTTCAATGAACATGCAGTTCTTCGCCACTTCATCCCACAGGTCAACAGCGGTGATGAGGACCGAATGCAGGCGTGGTTTGTCGCCGGGTCGTGCGGCCCAGTCAACAAGCGTCTGTCCAATTTTCATGACACGACGGTGCGTTGCAGGGTAGTCAATGGCTTCTCGCGCTTCTCCATCCTCGTCAAGCGTTTCAAACATGACATTGGGATTGAGACAGCGAATGTTCTTCGCATGTTCTCGGTGATGAGTGACACGGGTGGTCATCCCACCGCCGTCAAAGTCAAGGACGAAAATGACATCGCCGCGCTTCTTTTCTTCGTCGGTCATGCTATCCAGCACGATGCCGGTTTTGCCGACACCTTCCGGTCCAACGAGTCCGCAGAAAATCATGTTGTTGGGGATGGTGTCTCCCGCGCTGACAATCTCGTCCCACACCGATTGGGCTATGGGTTTGCTGTGGCTCATCTTCTCTTCAACCAATGCCGCGGGGACTGTTTCACCAGTTGCCGGGTCAAAGGCTGGGGCTTCTTCTTGGGCTTGCTTCTTCAAATCGTTCAAATTTGGCATGTTTCTCACTCTCCGTATTGGGTTGTTGATGTGTCGCCGCCTTCACCAGCAGGGATGGCAAGGCGCGGGACTGCGAAAACACCGAAGGTCTTGAGGGCAGGCTGTGGACCATCGTCCGTAGCACGCACGCTCAAGCGTCCAAAGGCAATGACCGTGGACTTCACGGCGTAGGGCTTCCAGCCTTCTTCGGTGGCGTAATCAAATGGATGTGCCTCGTCGCCGAGGAGTCCGTGGATGTAGAGGGGGAGGTTCTGTCGTCGTCCGCCGTTGAAGGTGCGCATGAGGTCAAAGGATGAAACGCTCATGGAGTAGTCATGACCCGTAGGGTCCCACTCGGTTTCGCGCGCTTCCTTTCGCATGTCGCTGACCTTGCCTCGGATGAAGACGAGAGGTCCGACCGGGTTGTAGCCGGGAACAATCTCTTGTCGCGTCTCAAAGACTTCGGCAAGAGTGGACAGGTCCTTGATGTAAGCATCAAGGCCGGGAACCAACTTGTCGGGTGCAATGACAGCGCGATATTCTTCGTCAACGAAGTCGTTGCCGTAGGTGAGCGCGCCGGGAAGCGGGTAGGCGTTGTAGGTGTCAGCCCACTCCGGCTTGACATTGGGCGACTGCGGTCGCACCTTCAAGGAACACTCGCTGAACAGTTGAGGGATGAACCACTCATCTGCGCTCTTGCCTGTGACGGTGATGCGCAGAACTCGTTGGTCGTCCAAGAAGTTGTCCTTCTCGTTGCCGAGGAAGTAGTAGGTGCGTTGCCAGCGGTAGGGAGTGACGGGTTCACCGAAGCGCGCCCAGTCCGGGTTGTTTTGAAGGATGGCAAGGGAAAGACCGTGTTCTCTCACGAGGAACCACGGGTCCGCGTCTGCTGATTCTTCGGTGGCTTTGGCACCGTCCTTGCCTTCAAGCATCCACACGCCGTCTTGGGTGTAGGCTCGTGCGACAAGTCCGTCTGCGATGGCACCGTCAAGGTCGCTCAAAGCGGCTTGGATGGCAGGGCCACGCTTGCGCTCTTGTGCGTCTCGGCACTTGGGGTCAACACCGATGAAGTATCCGACAAGTTCGGTGGCGTTGTTGGTGCCACCGCTCATGACGCGACGCTCAACCACGAAGGCTTCGGCGGCATCAATCAAGAAGTCGTCGTCTTCGCTGTTGGGGTCAGCGGAGAGTTCCGTCTTGAGGTAGGTAAAGAACTCGGCAGTCGCATCATCAAGCGACTTCCCGTGCTTCTCGGCCCACCACTTGAGGCGTTCCTCCACTTCCGGGTGCAACCCGGCGTTGGTTTGTTCGTTGTTTTCGGCTCCGTTTTGGTTAAGGTTTGGCATGTTTATTCCTCCTTTTTGTTTGTGTCTTCGCGGTGCAGGGCGGCTACAAAGTAGTCCACAAAGGACTCACTTGATAGGGGCCATGCGTGCATTCTCAGCACGAAATCTCCCCATACAACGAAGAAGGTATATAATTGTTGGGAACTCATCCCCACAGATTTAGCGAACTCATGGATGCGATGCATCACGAGGTGCAAAGTCGCGCCGTTGTTCAGCATCTCAAGCATCGTTTGGTGCGTTGATTGCCAGTCGCCAGCGGCGATGTCAAGAGCGAGGGTGTCCCACTCGGTTTGGTCTTGGCTCAAAGTAGAGCCGCTGAGAATGTGGTTGCCAATCGCGCGGAGGTCTCCCGCGAAGTGTGAATGCAGGACCTCGGCACTTTCCTTGGACTCAACACCCTTCTTCAAAAGAAGGAGTTGCTGATACGCGCGAATCTGTTTCACAGAATATGGCTTGAATGTGAACTGGACGCAACGGGATTTGATGGCCGGTATGATTTTGGCGTGGTCGTTGCATGTGAGAATCCACCAGCAATCGCTCTTCTCCATGATACGCTTCAAGGAGTCTTGCGCTTGCTTGGTGAGACCGTCGGCCTCGTCCAGCAGGATGAGAGTGTTGCCCCACGGGGAGGATGACATGGCGGTCATTTTGATTTTGTCTCGGACAACATCAATGCCGCGGTCGTCGGAAGCGTTGAGTTCCATCACATCAAGGCCGAGGTGTTCGGCGAGGATGTAGGCGGCGGTTGTCTTTCCGAGACCGGGGCGACCCTCAAAGAGCAAGCAAAGGTGGCTATCACGCTCCCACTCGTCAAGGTAGAAGAGCGGGTTGTTCGGGTCATCGTTGCCGATGTATTCGTCTGTTGTTGTTGGGATAAATTGTTTCAATTTTTTCATCTCCTTCGTGCCGATTTCACCTCATTTGCCGCGTCATATATAAAGGGGTCAAAAATGACCCCTTGGTTTTCTTGATAATCTCAATGTCTCATTTTACAAATAAACAAAGTAACCTTCTTTGTCTAAAATGAGAATGAAATTCTTGAGAATGAGAACAGGCTTTGCGCCTATCCTCTACTTTGACATGTCAATCATGCCAATGATTCGTTCAATCTCTTCGTGCGTAGGCGCACGCCCCTTGTAGTCCATGAGTTGAATCATTTTGTTCATGTTGTCAAAGTCCTTCACATGCTCCTTGACAGGCATGAGCAGTCGGATAAGCACCCAAATGTGTTCGGGTTTTTTGATGATGCGCGAATGGACACCTTTCGTAGAGAGCCACATGTTCAGCGCAGGTTCGTCCTTCATGCTGACCAGCACCCGTCGTTCCACCCGGTATCCGATTCGTGTTTTTGGTGCGAAGTGGACGCTCAATTGAAAGCGACATTCTCGTGCGAGGAAGCCGAGGAAGAAGGCGTCCTCATCCATTCGTTCCACCTCGT